TGCTCCACCTCAAAAAAGATTTAGACCAGAAATTTAAGAGGGAAACTTGGGAGAAAGTTTTTGCTAGTAACAGGCTTTTTCTTTATGACCATTGGGGGAGTGTTGATGGGGATTTACTTGCCAATCGTATTCGTTATCTTGCTAGGAGCTGCAATGTGGGCTGGATCGTGCTTGATCATATATCTATTGTTGTCTCTGGTGTCGAAGGAGGAGATGAGAGAAGACTGATTGATAACTTAATGACTAAGCTTAGGTCATTAGCAGAAGAATTAAATGTAGGGATGTTTATTGTATCACACCTTAAAAGACCTTCAATGGGGAAAGGACATGAAGATGGAAAACAAATCAGTATTGGAGATCTTAGAGGGAGTGGAGCAATTGCTCAACTCAGTGATTTCGTCATTGGACTCGAAAGAGATCAACAGGAAGGCAACGAAACAATTGTTAGAGTTCTCAAAGCTAGATATAAAGGAAGTAGCACAGGGGTTGCAACCACACTACGCTATTCTCCCGATACAGGAAGGCTTGGTGAATGCGATGTCTTCAGTCAGGATGAACATGGTAAGAATGGAGCACCGCCTTTCTAAGTTAGAGCGAAAGATACTACCTCAGAAAAGTGTTTTTTATTCAAATAAGGAGGACTAAATGGAACTTGTTTTTGACTTAGAAACTAATGGACTACTAGATACAGTAGATACAATACACTGTCTAGGCATGGCTGTGGTTGGCTCAAAGGCAGGGCAGATATATGCTAATGACCTAGGGACTTTTATGAACTATGAGTTTAATTCTTATGAGTGTTTAGATGAGGCTCTTGATCTAATGAAGGATGCTGATACACTCATTGGTCATAACATAATAGCTTATGATCTGCCTGTCTTAAAGAAGGTATTAAACTGGTCTCCTAAGAAGAACACTAAAATTATAGACACCTTAGTTCTATCTAGATTAGTTCATCCAGATTTAAAAGAGATAGATGCTAAGGAAAGAAAGGTTGAACCTAAGTTGTGGGGTAGCCATAGTTTAAAAGCTTGGGGTCTCCGTAATGGTGAGCCTAAAGGTAACTATGGTGATACTGCTGACTGGTCCAAGTTTACTATGGAGATGGCTGAGTACTGTGTTCAAGATGTCAGAGTAACTCTTGATCTTTACTATCATTTCCTAGACCAAGAACCACCAGAGGTAGCAGTAGAACTAGAGCACAAGTTTGCATTAATAATGGCACGACAGGAGAAGCAGGGATTTACTTTCAATGTAGAGAAAGGACAAGAACTATATGTTAGCTTACTTAAAGATCAACAAAGGCTTGCTAAAAAGCTCAGGTCTTCATTTGGCAGTTGGTACGTTTCTGAAGGAGAGTTTACGCCAAAAAAAGATAACGAGAAACGAGGCTACACAAGTGGAGCTAAGTTTACTAAGGTTAAAGCTGTGGAATTCAACCCAAATTCCAGAGACCACATATCGTCTAGACTGCAGAAGCTGTATGGATGGCTTCCAAACTCTTTCACTCCAAGTGGGAAACCAGAAGTAAACGAGGCAATCTTATCTAAACTTAAGTATCCAAACTGTGCAGAGCTTAAGGAACACTTCTTGATTAGTAAAAGAGTATCTCAATTAGCTGAGGGTGACAATGCTTGGCTTAAATTAGAACGGAATGGGAGAATACATGGACGAGTTAATACAAATGGTGCTATTACTGGCAGATGTACTCATTCTTATCCTAATATAGCTCAAGTACCTGCCTCTTATAGTCCTTATGGTAAGGAGTGTAGGGGTTTGTTTGGTGTGGGTGAGGGTAAGAAGCTAGTAGGAGTGGATGCAGATGGGTTAGAACTTAGAGCACTAGCAGGATACATGACTAGATACGATGGGGGAAAGTATGTAGAAGCTGCAGTATCTGGAAGTAAATCAGAAGGTACTGACATACATACTCTAAACATGAAAGCTCTTAACATTAATGATAGGGATACTGCAAAGACTTGGTTTTATGCTTTTATCTATGGTGCAGGAGATGCTAAACTAGGGGCTATACTTGGTAAGGGATCTAAGACAGGATCTATTTCTAGGAAGAGGTTTTTAAAGAATGTAACAGGTCTGGATGATCTAACAAACAAAGTTAAAGAAACCTATAGGAGAAGAGGTCATCTTATAGGGCTTGATGGAAGGAAGCTACACATTAGGTCAGAGCATAGCTCATTGAACACACTCTTGCAGTCAGCAGGGGCAGTACTAATGAAGCAAGCTCTAGTTATATTAGATCGTAGATTAAAAATGGTAGGATTTATAGAGGAGGTTGACTATGAGTTTGTTGCCAACATACATGATGAATTCCAAATCGAGGTTACAGAAAGATATGCCAGACCTATTGCCAAGTACGCTGAGGATGCGATCCAGTCAGCAGGAGAGTTCTTTGAATTTGGCTGCCCACTTTCCGCAACTGCACAAATTGGAGAAAATTGGGCTGAAACCCATTAACAATATAAAAGAGTTAGTATCTATATGGGAGAGAGATACTAATTTTATATTAAAATCTTCTCCTTATTCACAGGTAGAAAACAAGAAGGAGTACAATCAATACGCTAATGCTACTAGAGGTTCTTTCTTATGTTGGTTGAAAGCTTTTACTTGTGAGTTGTGTAAGTTTAAAAATGAAACAAGAGCTTTTAACTTTCACCATGTTGATCCTTCTAGAAAAAAGATGAATGTGTTAGGATCAATGGGATGTAAGAATAAAGTTAAAGTATTAAAAGAAATATTAAAATGTGTTTATCTTTGTGAGAACTGTCATTATAAAATTCACGCTCAGGAGGGAGGTCTAGATGTCAAATACGAAATTATTAATAGACGCAGATATACTTACATATCGAACTTGTTGGGCAGTACAAAACGAGGTAGAATGGGATGACGGTATTGTTACTAATGCTACTAATACGAAAGAGCTTGAGTCACAGGCTGTAAGTGCTGTAGAATACTGGAAGGATAAGTTTGAGGTAACAAATAAGGAACATGTTATCTTATGTTTCTCTGATAGGTCAAATAATTTTAGACGAAAAATTTTCCCCGAATATAAAGCCAACAGAAAAGGTAGCAGGAAACCTCTAGGGTATAATCATCTGGAGAAATATCTAAAGCTCACTTACAATTCTAATGTCCTCGATAATTGTGAGGCTGACGATGCCTTGGGTGTTCTTGCTACCTCTACAGATGATAGAAATATTATCTTATCTATTGACAAGGACATGATGACAATACCTTGTGAGTATTTTAACATGGACTCTGAAGAGTTGATGATAATAGATGAGGAGTTAGCAGACTTCTACTTCTACCAACAAACCTTAACAGGAGATGCAGTTGATAACTATAAGGGATGTCCTGGGATTGGTAAGAAGAGGGCTACTGATCTACTAAAAGCAGAGGGTGTCAAGTGGAACACAGTTAAGAAGGCATTCGCAAAGGCAGGGATGGATGAATTTGAAGCTCTTACCCAAGCTAGAGTGGCTAGGATACTAAGAGTTCAAGACTATGACTTTCGCAAAGAGGAGATAAAACTATGGACACCGAACAATTGAATGATCAGTGGATGGGTGGTAGCACAAGTATAAGACCTGCTTATTATGCTAAGTATAAGATAGATCCTTGGACTTTTATTATAGAAAATAAATTAGGGATGGACGTAGGTAGTGTGGTAAAGTATGTTGTAAGACATCAAGATAAGAACGGTGTAGAAGATTTAAATAAAGCAATCAAATGCTTAGAAATGATGAAGGAGTTTTATTACAATGAAAAAAGTTAAAGAGTTCCACGAGAAAATGGAACTAGCAATAGACCAACCATTCAGCAAAGAGATACTTGAGTTAAGGATGCGCCTCATCTTTGAGGAGGTTCGAGAGCTTGCTGATGCAGGTCTAGATTTAGAAGGGAACTTAGATGAACATGAACGACACACAGCTATGCAAGATTTCCTTAAAGAGATGTGTGATGTTGTCTATGTTATTAAAGGGACAGCAGTTTCCTTTGGGTTAGACTTTGATAAAGCCTATGACTTTGTTCATCAATCTAACATGAGTAAGTTTCCTTTTACTAAAGATGAATCTGGCAAGGTACTTAAGGGTAAACATTATAAACCACCTGTCCTAGAGGAGTGTGTATGACATCAGTTAGAGCTGAGATTATTACCAGACGTACCTACAGTAGACCATTAGATGAGAAGGGTGAAGTGTTTGAAACGTGGGAGCAAACAGTAGACAGGGTAATACAGCATCAAGCTTGGCTCTGGGATAGGGCAGGACAATCAGATATGGTTGAGCTTGTAGAGTTAAGAGAACTAATGATCAGTAGGAAAGTACTAGTTAGTGGTAGAACATTGTGGTTAGGAGGAACTGATGTAGCTAAGAAGCGTGAGGCTAGTCAGTTTAATTGTGCACATTTAAAAGTGGAGACTATACATGATGTCGTTGACAGTTTGTGGCTCTTGCTTCAAGGATGTGGAGTCGGGTTTACTCCAGTTGTCGGAACGCTGTCTGGATTCACACAGCCTATCAAAGAAGTTAAAGTTAAGTATTCAAAGCGAACTGCTAAAGGAGGACGAGAAGGAAACGGAGAGTCCTTTGATACAAATACAGGGACTTGGACAGTTACTGTTGGAGACTCCGCTGAGGCTTGGGCGAAAAGTATCGGTAAGCTTCTGGCTTTCAAAGGGAAAGCTACAAAGTTCGTACTCGATCTATCAAACCTCAGACCAACAGGGCTTCGACTGTCTGGATACGGTTGGATAAGTTCAGGAGATCAGCCCATAGCTAAAGCTTACCAAGCTATTGTCCAGATTCTTAACAAGAAAGCAGGGCAGTTGCTTAGTAGGATGGACATTCTAGACATCATGAACTGGCTAGGGACTGTGCTTAGTAGCCGTAGGTCTGCACAGATAGCTCTCATGTACTATGATAATCCAGAGTGGGAACAATTTGCTAGAGCTAAAGAGAACCTAGTTGAGACACCTCACAGGAGTCAGTCCAATAACTCCGTAGTATTCTGGAGAGAACCTGAAAAGAATGAGCTTGAAGAGTTCTTTACTATTGTTAAGGAGTCAGGTGGCTCAG